ATGCATAAAGAGTTTCATTTGAATCCCACTCAACAAACTGATCTGAGTTTGCCATTAGTAATGGTTCATCATTATCAATGAATTGTTTTGCAAGTAATGTAGTACATGCAGCACCCTCTGTGATACCATCCACCTGAACAATATTACAATTAGGTGCAATCAAATTGAGAAGGTATTGTAAACTATACTTTTCATAATGTTCCTTCTGTACAATGAATGTATAGTTAGCTTTAATGTTCAGGTTATCTACAACCACCTGAATCATTGGTTTACCTTTAACATCAATAAGAGGTTTAGGAAATGTATATCCTTGTGTAGCAAAACGACTTCCACGTCCTGCCATAGGAATCAACACGTTCATAGTTTTACTCTCCCAAGAAACTTTTTTCTTTTTACCATTAAGGATTCTTTTTATTCTATCAACTTTAGCTTGATTAAGGTCTTTCCTATCTTCTATAGGAACTAAATGACATTTACTATCTAATGCACCTTGACGCCCTATATGACTGTCCTCAAGGATTACAGTATCATCTGGCAATGCACCAAGAGTCATCATACATTTCCAGTACATAGATGGAAATGGTTTGTTTCTAACTACATCTTCATTAGAAATATATACGTCAACAAACTCAAGAAGTCCTAGACGTAATAGAATAATCTTTACAGTGTTACGAATACTATTTGATGCAACTGCAATCTTATATCCAGCATCCACAAGTTGTTGGAAGTATCCCATCAACTCATAATCTTTTGCAACACACTCACTAAAAATCTTAAGTGTATTTGCCTGTTTATCTTTCCATATCTGATCGTATCTATCAGTAGGTAAACCTTTATTTTCTGTAAGGAGTTTTAACTTAGCTGTTGTAGGAAGACCATCGTATTGTGTAACGTGTTCCTCTCTAGTGATTGCATACTCCTTACCTAAAGCCTGATTCAAGGCTTCGTAATGATAATCCTTACTATCAATCAAGACCCCATCGAGGTCAAATATAACAAGTTTTGTCACATGTCCCTCCAAAGACGATAACCAAAATCATTCTTAGTAATTGGCAGTTTATGATGTTTCTGTGCATTCCACCCTATCAAAGTCTCAGGATTAATTGCTGCTCCTTCTTCAATAATAGTTGATAGGTTACTACAGACGTTGAGATATTTATCCATCAAATCTGAGCGACCAAATGCAAAGTGATCATTGATTCCATAATCAGTATGTGCATACTCACTGAATACATTAACAGTATCTAAATCATAATCATTCAAATTACCAATATCATTATAGAAAAATTCATCTGTTCTTAATCTTACTACACAATCATACTTAAATCCATTCTCTTCTTCATACTTCTTCTTAAGATTATTAGCCTCTTCAAGACTATAGAACATAGAAATTATATTATTAACAGGATGAGGAAATCTAGGATCAGGAACCCAATCACTTTCAAATTCTTTTGGTTCTTCAAACTCTAGTGCTTTAGGTTTCCAATTCTCTTCCATAAAAGGAATCAATTCAGCATCCCATCTACCCCTATCCTTATATTGATCCCAGAAATATGCACCTACCCAACTCTTATCATACCAAACATGGGCAAAGACATCTACATCCCATCCTTCCTGATAGAAATTCTTAACATGATTTTCATGACACTCTCTAAGGTGTCTTGGTTGTCCTGAATATATCAGTGCGAGTTTAGACATGATAGTTACTATTATCTTTGGCCATGTGTACAATCTTTGGTTGGAAATCACAATGTTCCGCAAAGACTTCTGGGAATGCATACTCAGGCCCCATAGTATGAACCTTATCTTTATTCTCAGAGTAGAAACAATTTAGATGACTCTCATCATGCCATACAGCAATGACATTATTCTTTTCATCTTCCGTAGTACGTTTGTTAAGTTCCTTTATTAAATCAAATACCTCTGGTACTTTACCACCCCATAAACATCCTTGCCAGTATACAGAGTAATCATAGTCCTCAGATATACAAGCACGTGATAATGGATTAGTTTCAAATGCTCCAGGCGGTTGATTATGTGGAGGGAACTGTAAGAAATGACATGGATGATGAACACCAATGTATGGTTTACCTTCATCAAATAAATCTTCTGGATCTACACTATCAACAACTGCCATATCTGCATCAAGAAATACCAACCAATCACAATCCTTTATATCCTCCTGTACCTTTTCTAATATCTTAAATCGATATAATGTTATGTAAGGCCAATCAAGATGTTCTTGATGATATACAATAGAATTATCTGGTGATTCTGGTACGTCACCATCTGTAAAAATTAAATACTTTTTCTCCACATCAGGTAGAAAAAATTCTTCACACCTTTCATACCAAGTGGGAAGAAAGTTTAGATACTTATCAGTCCCAATAAAAACAACAGCAACTTTCATTAGATTACAGTCCAACCTTCACAAATTAAATCCTTAGTTTCAAGATGTGCATTATTAGGCCCAAACCATTTAGTTGGAGCAATAACATCTCTACTATTCGATAACCATGCACCCCACCATGAGAATGATGAGTTTGCAATGATATGACTCTTACACAAAGACATCAAACACATATCAGTGTAATGATTATTACCTTCAGATACAAGGAATCTATTATCATCCTTGAATAGTTCCTGTTGCTTACACCAATCAGGATCATCACTGAATATTATAACATTACGACCTTTAAAATGATCTAAACCTTTTGCATAGTAATCAAGGCCTAGGTTATTATGGTTTGCATGATTTGTCAAGTAATCTCCTCTTCTAATATGAAGAGATACAGGATTCTCAACAGTGTTTATCATATCTTTACATGGTTCTAATACCTCTGGTCTAAAGGTAAACATGCTACGGATAGTATCTTCTATGTGTAAAAAATATTTTTCAGATTGAAAGAACCCCTGAAGATTTACCCAGTCTGGGCAATTATTAAAAAGTTTTTCATCAAAATGATATGTCCCTTCCTCTACGGTTGGTCTATCCTTATCAATCAACTGAATATTTAATGGATCAACTCCTTGTAATGTAAATGCATTATGAACATCTATACGTAACTTATTACCTAAAGCATCAGTGAATACATTTTGGTGAATTGGAAAACAATAATTATATTCATTGTTGGCAGCAATCCCTCTCAGAGAAGCAACTTGGAACATTTGGTTTCCCAACTGTCCCAGTTGCCCTAACATATTAAAACCAATCATTAAACAACCTCAAGAACCTGTTCGTGTAGTATTTGTTTTTCATCAAGTTGGCCTTGATAAACCTGTTCTGCAATCCAATTATATGTAAGAGACATACCTTCCTCTAAACTAAATTGATAATCCCACTTAAGTTTATCTCTAATCATATCATTCTGTGAATTGCGTCCACGTACTCCTAAAGGCCCATCAATATGATTAATCTTTATCTCCTTATCCGCAACCTTTGCAGCAATACGAATAAGTTCATTAATAGTAACCATCTCTTCTGAACCAATATTAATTACTTCTTCACAACTAGAATCCATTAACCTACGTGTTGCCTCTAAACAATCATCTATGTACAAGAACGATCTAGTTTGTTCACCGTCACCCCAGCAGTCAATTGTTTCACCAGATGCGACGGACGCAACCTTTCTACACATAGCTGCAGGTGCCTTTTCCTTTCCACCATCCCATGTTCCTTCGGGCCCGTAGATATTGTGATAGCGGGCAACCCTAACAGGAATACCATGATTGCGACTGTAAGCCAAGTACAATCTTTCGGAGAATAATTTTTCCCATCCATAATCTGAGTCGGGGTTTGCAGGGTAAGCATCTTCTTCTTTCAAGCCAGGATTGTCAACATCCTCTTGAATGTGTGATGGATATGCACAAGCAGAAGATGAATAGAATACTTTAGGAGTACTTCTCTTTTCTCTCTGTGCTTTAACTATTGCATCTAATAAGTTTAAATTAATAGTTGCTGAATTATGCATAATATCAGCATCATTCTCTCCAGTAAAAATATATCCAGCACCTCCCATGTCAGCAGCGAACTGATAGATCTCATCAAATGATTCTATCATCTTATAAGGAACGGAATTAAAAAAGTTACCTTGCCACCCTTTCCATTCTACTACTCGATTAACAAAACTCTTATCTCTTAGATCACCAATAACAAATTCATCAGCTTGGTGACGACTAAACTCAGGATGTTTTATATCAACACCACGTACCCAGTAACCTTCATCCTTAAGTCTCTTGACCATATGGCTTCCGATGAAACCACCAGCACCAAGTACTAGTGCCTTTTTTTCAGGATAATTACTCATAGGATATCAAATCAGATTTCAACATATTTATTATAACACGAAAGGGGTGGAATTACCACCCCCATGAATCAAAGAAGATCATCTATGTTTTCTTTTTGTGCAAGATGTGCAATTATCTTATCCACTCTTGGATCAGCACCACCACCTCCACTAGAAATAGAATCTAATAATTTCTGGACATCATTCTCAAGAGCTTTGAGTCTATCATCATTACGTTTTTGAGTAGCACCAGTAGGCTTTGGATGTGCCTCTGCTTCTAACTTTTGTAATCTCGCTTCAACTTCTACATCATACTTAGACATTGAAGCACCACTTGCAGACTTTCCTGCTTTTCCTGTACTTTTATAAGCCATAATTTTAATTTAACTAATTTATATATTAAATTATATTCCCTCCTTTTCTAAATCTTCTTTTATTAAATCAACAACTAGTTCATACGTATCATATGGATCTTCATAAAATTCAACATCTTGATCTCTATAGTATTTTAAAATTTTTTTATATAATTTTGGATTTTTGTAATCTAGTGCAACAGTACCATCTACAGTTTGAGTTAATACATCTACGTTCTTCTTGAACTTAGAAAGTAATGACATTTTTCTAGCACACCTATGTGCAAATTAATTATCGAAGTCATTATACAGTAACCAGTAATCATCTGTCAACGGTTCTGGTTCTGGTTCTTTACTTTCCTTTACTTCTTCATTTTCAGTAAGTTCTTTTTCCATCATAGTTAATTAGATCCACGTTATTTAGATTGTCAACTTACTACTGGTTCTCTAAGAGCCTCCATTTTGATAAACTGTTCGTTCATATTATAGAATAACTTATAATTCTCTGTCGTAAGATAATACCCCTTTATATCATTACCATCACAATGCCAACCATAGGCATTAAGGCGTTCATCAACACCATCGATACGTAATTTTTTTCTACCCTTAAGGTAATCATGGTATCTTTCGTCTAAATTAATCATAGTTCTACTGAAGATGTGTTGGTACTCTAACATAATTATGTTCTATTATCTATGATCTTTATACTCTCTTTAGAGTTCCTTCATCTTTCTTCAAAATCAATTTTACGAATTTTTCTTTGTCTTCTAGACTCCTGCCATTCAATATCAGACTTTCTCAAACCTTTTTGAGTATCTTTACCATGAAAACGCATCTTAACTATTACAGTTTGTGACAAATCAACTGCTGTGATTTTATCCCCAACAATAGATGTCATGTTAGGGCAACCACAACATTGTGACTTACCATTATCACTACTTAATTCTTTACCGCAGCTCTTACACCGTACTACAAACATTGGCCCAATCCTCTTCAAATAATTGCATTCCTTTTTCTGTTAGAATATGATTATACATCTTATCAAATATAGATGGTGGAACTGTACAAATATGAGCACCATATTCAAATGCTCTACCAACTTGTCTTACACCTCTAATAGATGCAGCAAGTATTTCTGTACGATGAACTTGTTGTTTAGTAAAGATACTAGCGATCTCTTTAACCAAACATAATCCACCAAATGAATTGTCATCCACTCTACCAACAAAGGGTGACACATATGATGCACCTGCCTTTGATGCAAGTATTGCCTGTGATGCTGAGAATATAAGAGTAACATTTACTCTAATCAATTCTCTTGATAACTCTCTACACGCAAACAATCCATCTGGAGTACAAGGTACTTTAATAGTTGCACACTTGCCAAATATTTTAGCAAGTCTTCTACCTTCCACAACCATCTGAGGGCCATCTCCCATGACCTCCATACTAATATCATTATAACCTATGTTTCTTAACTCAGAATAAACATCCTCTGGATCCCTACCACTCTTCATAATCAAAGTTGGATTGGTAGTCACACCATCAATTAAACCAGTAAGATACCCATCATGAAGTAACTTAGTGTCAGCGGTGTCTAGAAAAAGTTTCATAGTCTTGAATGAATCATCCATAATTCTCATCTTATATATCAATGGGGTAATAATCTTTCTTCATATACCGTCCAAGTATGTTGGAATTATAATATGAAGGCGTGCCATCGGCAAGTGATTCTGTTAGTACGTTATTCAAAAACAACTGTCTAGTCTCTTCATAGTTTACTTTGCCAAGGGTGGTGTGGAGAGAGATGATTTCTCTTTTAAAGTTCTCTTTGCCCAATCGTTTAACATCGGATTTAAGTTCTTCAGAACTTCCGTAGTACTTTTTCCAGTCACTCTCACTCGTAACTC